TGCTTCCGATGAACGTGGTATTGATACTATTAGGGATAAGGTCCAGGGCTTCTCGTCTGTGGCGTCTTTTAAGCCGCTCAAAGTTGTCATCTTGGATGAGGCTGATTTCCTTACTATTCAAGCTCAGGCGTCGTTAAGAAACATTATTGAGACATTTTCCCGTACAACAAGATTTATCTTGACATGTAATTATATTGAAAGAATTATAGATCCACTTCAATCACGCTGTCAAGTACTTAAAATTGTTCCTCCATCAAAACAAGATATTGTTTGGCATCTTGTAGACATTCTTAATAAAGAAAATATTAGTTGTGGAGCCGATGATTTTAAATTAATTGTTAACCAATTCTATCCAGATGTACGTAAAATGCTTAACTCATTACAAATGAGTGTAGTAGAGGATAAAATTGTTATAGATAATAGTGTATTAGTATCTAGTAATTATAAGAATCAAATTCTTAAAGAGTTATGTAAACCAACTTCTAAATCATTTAATAACATTAGGCAAATTATAGCTGATTCTGGTGTTAGTGATTTTGAAGAACTATTTAGATTTTTATTTGAAAATGTAGATAAATATGCCTCTACTGACGCGGGTATGGTTATTATCTATATTGAGGAATATCAATATCATTCTAATTTTAGAATTGATAAAGAAATAAACATAATGGCTCTTATTTCTCGAATATTAGCTATTATTGAAAAAAGAGTGTTATGAGACAATTCCTAAAGTTCACTACAATTTGGATTAGCCAAAACTTAGCCATACCTTTCTGGATGGTAGGTCATGTCCATTTAATGACAACTGTGTATCAAGATATACATGAGGTTATTATGAGTATGGGTATGAATATTGTAGTGGCAATAGGATTTATTTTAGACTATAAACAAAACAAAAACAATGAAAAATAATCAAATGAACATTAACTTAGATGTATCTAAGACAACTCCAGTAGAAACTTCAACTGGTAAAAAAGTATGGAGTCAAGGAGTTATTATTCGCAAAGTATCTCGCTTTGTGGTTGGAGCAGATGAAGATGCTTTAGTACCAATTCCAGTATTTTATGATGCTGAAACAGGAGAAATTTTGCTTGAGACTTTACCTAAAGAGTTAAGAGAAGAATATACAAATGACAATCTTTGATTGGTTAAAACAAATTACAACTGATAAAAAACCTTGGTCATCTTTTACAAAAGATCAACAAGAATCATTCAATTCTTACATGGTTCATCGGTTTGTAAGTATGTATGAGGGATACACTGAGGTCGCTAATCACGGTCAAAGAATCCCATATCCTGAAAAGGAAAAAACCTACAAGTACTACTGCACCATGTTACCTAAAAGAAATATATTCCTCAAGTATGTTAAGTCTTCTAAAAAAAGACCAAGCAATGATTTATTAAAATACATAGCTGATTACTATGTTGTGTCTCTAGGAGAAGCTGAAGATTTTATTTATCTTCTTAAACGAGAAGGAATAGAACATGTTCTTGAAAAGTCAGGAGTTGACAATAAGGAAATTAAAAGGTTATTAAAAGAAATTAAATGAGAGAAAAAATTATTAAAGCTTTAAAATCACATGCTCAAGGGCATATTGATAAACATTTAGCTAATGTTGAAGTATACCTCTCCAACCCAGTTGGAGTAGGTGAACATCCTGATATTATTGAAGCCATTGAAATAGAATTGGAACAAGTAGCCAAATACCAGGATCAACTTGATATTATTGAAAAATATTTAAACAAATAAGTTATGACAAAAAATAGTGATGTTTACGGAGTTACACATGCTGATTCCTTTATCAAAGCCTTAGAGAAATCTAAACAACAATATGAGAAACAAACCGGGTTTGTTCCTGATTCAATTGTTAACTCTGTTATTAATAAATTTAATGTTCGTGCCAAACAAGGTTATGAAAAATATAACAACACTTTAGATAGAGATGATTTTACAGTACTTGAGTGGATTGAAAATGCTCAAGAAGAAATGATGGATGGAATTCTCTATTTAGAAAAGTTGAAAAAAACATTAGGTGGCTAAAAAGAAAAAAATACCTGCTGTTGTAAAGCAGATTAAGCAGCATAACTTAAGAGAAGTTAATTACGCTTTTGAAAAATCAATTTCATATAGCCAGTTCTCAATGTTTACTGCTTGTCCTCATAAGTGGAGTCTCCAATATAAAGACGGTTATTACCACTCTGAATCGTCTATTCATATGACATTCGGAACTTCGTTACACGAGGCGTTACAACATTATATAACGACTATATACGATGTTAGTGGCGCTGAGGCGGACCGTATCAATATAGAAGAGTATTTTGAGGAGCGTTTTAGAGAAAACTATTTAAAAGATTATAAATCAAATAAAAATGTTCATTTCTCTGATTCAATCCAAATGAGGGAATTTTTTGAAGATGGATTAGCCATTATAAATTTTATTAAAAAGAATCGAGGAGGTTATTTTGGGAAACGAGGATGGTATTTAGTAGGATGTGAAGTTCCTATTACATTAAATCCCCACTCAAACTATAAAAATGTATTTTACAAAGGATATTTAGATGTAGTTTTATATCATGAACCAACTAATAAATTTAAAATTTTAGATATTAAAACATCTACTAAAGGTTGGGATGATTATAATAAGAAAGATGAAACTAAACAGATGCAATTAATTTTATATAAAAAGTTTTTTGCTCAACAATTTAATGTTTCTGAAGATAATATTGATGTAGAATTTTTTATAGTAAAAAGAAAAATATGGGAAGACTCACCTTACCCTATATCCAGGGTTCAAGAGTTTAAACCAGCAAGTGGTAAAGTAAAAATTAATAAAGCAACTAAAGCCATTACTTCATTTATAGAAGAAGTATTTAATTATGATGGATCTTATAAAGACAAAACATATGAACCTAATCCTTCTAAGTTTAATTGTATGTTTTGTCCTTTTAAAGAAGATAAAAATCTCTGCAATAAAGGGTTTACCTTCATATAATCCACATATATTTATATACGTTATCAAATAAATAAAAGCTATGACAAATAAAAAAGATATGACACTAACCTCTGTGAAAGTACAGAGTGAGTTATTTGACAATTTCAAAATTGCTTGTGTTAAGTACAAATTTTCTTTACAAAAACTTGCTGACCGCACTATTCATTTATATCTTACAGATGAAGATTTTAGAAAAAAAGTACACAGTCACAACAATTTAGAAATTAAAGATTAAAAAGAAATTATGAATTCAAGTTTTGCTTATCTTCCTCCTGAAAAGAGGAAAAAGATTATGCTTATCACTGATGACATTAGAGTCCCCTCTGGTGTTGCTGGTGTAGGTAGAGAAATTATTTTACATACTTGTCAACATTTTAATTGGGTCAACATTGGCGGTTCAATTAAACACCCAGAACAAGGTAAACGTTTTGATCTTTCACCATCAACTAATGAAGCAACAGGTTTAAAAGATGCTTCAGTTATTCTCTATCCTGTTGATGGATATGGAAATCCAGATTTACTTAGACAGTTAATAGAATTAGAAAAACCAGACGCGTTAATGTTAATTACAGACCCACGTTATTTTGTTTGGTTATTTCAAATGGAAAATGAAATAAGAAAAAATATTCCTATCACTTATTTGAATATTTGGGATAATTATCCTGCTCCTTTATATAATAAACCATATTATGAAGCATGTGATTTATTGATGGGTATTTCTAAACAAACTGTAAATATTAATAAAATTGTATTAGGAGATAAAGCAGATAATAAAATTATTAAGTATATTCCTCATGGATTGAATCATGAAGTGTTTAAACCTTTAGATAAAAATGATCCTGAATTAAAAAAGTTTAAAAAATCTTTATTTAAGGATAAAGAATATGACTTTACTTTATTATTTAATTCTAGAAATATTCAAAGAAAACGTATTCCTGATACTATTTTAGCTTGGAAATATTTTATTGATTCTTTAACTGTTGATGAGGCTAAAAAATGTGCTTTAGTTCTTCATACTGAACGAGTAAATAATCATGGTACTGATTTAGAAGCTATTAT